AAACCCCCGGCTTAATTAAAACCCCCCCCCCCTTCCCTTCGATACGTACCAGGGGTGTGGAAAAAAAAAACAAGGAAAAAGCGGCCGCGACTGTTTTATCACACGCTGAAAGCATAGATGGTACGCCGAAATAAGCGTCGAGATGCCTAGATGGTACGTCCGAGATGGGCATTAAGATAGTACACCCGAGATGGTACGCCCGAGATGGGCGAGGGGTGTCTTGGAGGTTGTAGGGGTTATTGTGGTGGTTATTGAAGAAATTACACCAGAGTCGGACTAGTTACCACATAGTTTTTATCCAGAAGGCATATTAAAACGCTGCGCAATTATGGATTCACTAATTTTGGATGACTAGATCAAGCTGCAAATCAGAGGGATCTAGTCACTTGGAGACACAAGTAGTCACAAGAGGAGACAATGACTAGATTGTCTCCTTCAAGTAAATCAAAGAGGAGACAAGACTCAGGCTCCTTAAATGACTAGATGACTAAAATGACTAATCAAAATTGATTCTCTCTTTTCTCTCTAATTTTTTTTTTCCATATCTCTCCATTTCTCTCCAATATTATCTCAATTTTTTTTTTCTCCTTTGCATCAATAAATTATTTTTAATTAGTCATTCTAGTCATCTAGTCATTAAGAGATAAAAAATATAAGAAAAATTTGTGTCTCCCCTATATATATCAATGTGGAGACAATCTTCAAAATTTTCTGATAATTGTGTCTCCTAATGACTAATAAAGGGACTAGAGCCCTCTTTCTTATAGCTTGAAATGACTAATCAAAATTGCAAATACTTAACCAAAGTTAAATACGTGCGGTGTCCTCAATTAAACACAATAAGAATTCTGATTAGTCATTTCAAGCATTTCTTTACAAAATTCGCACCCCGAAAACTAGATTATAATAGCTTGAAATGACTAATCAAAATAGTCCAAGCCAAAGGCAAAAAAAAAATAAACAAGTCTAACAATATTATCTTTGTTGCGACGCCGCCTTATAATCGCGTACACACGAGAACATGCATAACCGCGGCTGCATTGCTCTTTGTCTTGCACCTTTAAAAACCACTGGTTCGCATTATGGTGTTAATTGTCTTCTTTGATATAGAGTACAGGCAATTTTTGTCTACCAAATTGGATGGCTTCATGGAATGTTTGTACCATCACATCAATCTGGCCTTGTTTAATAGCACCTCCGTGATCATGTACAACACGCCTTCCAAGACCCTGAATATAAATAGGTGTCCCAAAAGAGAAGTCATCCTTATGTGCCGCGACACTGACACCTACTTGACTAGGTTCGCCTGAAGCCGTTATAGAAGGATTTCCATCCGAGTTTATCCCATTTCGATCATCGAAAGGTGAATAAGCAGTTACTTCGAATACTTCAATGTGAATCTTCTTAAATTGTTCGTTCAGTTGATCGATCTCTTGATCTAGCCTTTCGAAAGTCAGTTCAAGTTGTTCTAATTGTTGTTTATTAAGTGCTGCTTCCGCTTTGATTCTTTCTGTCAGCTGTTGTATTTCATACTTTGTGTTCAAATGAAAAATAACAACGATTGCTATCTGTATTAATAGTACTACTGTGATTCTTAAAACTTTAGAGATGTTCATGATTGAAACATACACCTACCTGTTTAATTGTAGAAAAATGAAAAAGGCTATCCCTTTCGAGATAGCCAAAAAGAATTATTCATAATCTTCCGGATATCCTATATCTTCGAATTCTGCCACAAGACTATCGTATTCCTCATTATAGGTTATCTTTTTGATGGCGAACTCGATGTTATCCTTGTCCCGGATTACAAGTCCATCTTCTTTGCAAGTAGCAATAATAGCATTTAAACAGTCTACCAGAACATCAATTGGATTCTTGACGTACATGTTTATACCCTCCTAATATTTTTTGTAAATTCCGCTTAACAAGTAACGCTCCGCGGCACTAAAAAAACCTCCTGGTACGATTCCATTATCCCTACCTTTCCACGCGTATGCAATCATCATAGATATAACTTTTCTAATGTGCTATTCACCAAATATTCCTCCTTTCTCTTTGGCTGCGTTCGCTACCATGCTGATTAGCTGTTCTATGGTTATTCCGGCAGATTTTGCAAGTCTTACGCAGTAGTCTGCTGTCAGTTCTATCCCTGCTGTGGTGATTTCGTCTACATAGTCTTCTTTGGTAGATACTAAAAGGTCAGATTTCAGAGTTAAAGCAGGACGAAGGTTCCTGTAACCATGACAAGCATGGATGTTGCCCAGACTGCCATCGGAGTAGACATGCTGTACGAAGTTGGTATATCCAGCCGTTGGCGTGCTATATGGTGTAGCAAGCCACCACCAGGCATTTATTGGCTTTATTATGTCTCTATTCCTCCGGTATATATTTGCTGTTAAAAGAAATATTTTATCCTTGCTGGTGCCATAGTCTTTTAAGCCGTCGTCGGATGTCAAATCTATTTCTGTCTTAATAATGTTGTCTGGGTCCAGTCTATTATCTTCAAGCACCCGCAAGAAATCTTTGTTTAGGTACTTGCGACTGCTACTCCGCCGCCAGTCGCTGCTGCCATCTTTATCAAAGGGTGCAATTTTTAAGCACTTTTCCATAAGTGCCAGTGTTCCGTGTTGATTATGTTCCAATACCAGCCAGCTAAATCCGCCAGCTGTAAAAACTTGTCCTCTTTTAAGATTTTCTAATCTCTTTAACATGCTATCAACTCCTTATTTTCTTTGTTTTACTCTGTAGCACTTTCCGACCACTATGAAATCTTATCGGTACGATTCCATTTCTTTACACTTTTGTTTCCATTTAGCGATTTCTTGTTGAATTTGTTCATTAGCAAGTTCTGCTAAATGGTCTGGAGTATGTTTCTCCATTAAGACATCAATTTCAAATAACCAATAAAGAAGAGTTTCCCAATGTTTGATTTTGCGGATAATTTCCTCGAATTGCTTAGAGGTAATTTGTTCATCTCTTTTGTATTGATCGTTACCGTATCTATTTGCAATGTTGTACAGTGATTTGGTTATGAGATTAATTTCAAATACAATTGCAGCTTTTTGATGTGTATCCATCTCACGAATCTTCTGTGCTGCATCTGAAAATTTAAGTTTGTAAAGTGCATGAGCATCAAATGATTCAATAGGCGCCGCTTTGATTTTAAAAGGTTTTTGTTTAGTTGACAATGTTGATACCCCCTTTCTTTGTATATGGCTAAAAAATGTTTTAACCATATATTAATATAATATCAAAATCTTAGAGATTTTTAACTAGTTATGCAAAAATTTTTCTGGCCTGACTGGAATTATTCTTAACAAATTCTCGTATTTTGTACTCTGGCTCAGCTGCTCCATAACCATGAAATTCATTTATTAGTCGTTCTTCCATATCTGGATCTTTAATGTCAAGAATAATTCCAAAGAAACATTGTTGTTTGTTGTTTTGTGTGATAATACAATAACCACGATCTTTTGGAATCCCTTTCTCTTTATGCAGTCTTTCTGTAAAGTTTCTTTGAACCATTTGAAGTTGTTTAGCTTTCTCACCAAAGTTGTCTTTGCACCAGAATTCATACACCTTATAAAGTAAAGTTGTTGAAATACCGATTCGTTTAGCAGAACCACGGAGGCTAAATTTTTTGATGTCTTCTTCAGTGATGGGTCTAGTACATTCTTTTAGGAAGCCTTCAAGAGGGTCATTAATGGCTTTAAATTCTTCTTGACTTTGCATAACACTTTCAGGAATTTCCAAATCACCACGTAACATTACTCTACGGAGGCCTTCTAATAACCAGTTAAAAATTCCTGCTTTTTCTTTTTCCATCCAATATTCCATTTCTCGCGCAACGTTCATATCCTTTTTAAACCTATTTGGAAAATTGATAATGATTTGACGTCTATACCAACCAAAAGAACGATCACGAGTACGTGGAATATTGTTTGTTGCAAAAACTAAACGTGCTGTGCTACGGAATTTAAAAGGGTCTTTTCCTTTAAATTCAGCAACGATTTCTTCACCTGAAACAATGGCTTTAATTTCGTCAGTGTGTTTTAGATAACCGCCTTCACCTTCATCCTCTGTGCAAATATTAATAAGCTTACCATATAATGCAGCTTTTCCGAATCTTTCTACCATTTTTGATGTACTTAATGAAGAACACGCATCACCAAAAATCTTTTTAATAAAGTTTAGCATCATCGACTTACCGTTACTACCAGATCCAGTTAATATCAAAAAACATTCTAATTTGGTGTCTGGTATTAAACAATAACCAAAAAATTCTTGCAATAATTGTCTTGCACCTTCATCAGGGATCCATTGTTCCATATATTGTCTCCAATGAGGACAATCAGCATCTGGGTCATATCCTATATCAAAATTAATTGTTGCACGATAAGTAGGATCCCATGGTAGCAATTCGCCTGTAAGCCAATCAAGAAGTTGTCCATCAACTACAATATATTTTCTTAACGATTCTTGATTGGCATGTAAATCAAAAGATATATCTTCGTAGGCACTTTTACTTAAAAGTAGGTCTTTTATTGCTGCTATAGTTTCATTTATGTAATGTTCTTTATCCCAAGATGGATCACCATACTGAGGTAATCTAAGATATTTACGTACAAGTGCCCGGATTGCTTGAAGATAAGATCCTTGACGTGCTTTCCATGGTCCTTTTTGTGGATTACACGTATAGAAAGTATTTGTACGTAATTCGTAATCAATCATCAATTGTTCATGCGTTTTTAACAAATTTAGAACCATATTTGCTGCTTCGGTGGCTTGAAATTTTTTCTCGGACTTCATTTCTTTGTACTGTGCAGTTTTCTGTGCCTCTATTTCAAGGAAATGATTAACCTTTGTAATAATGGCTTCATCTTCTAAGGGTGGATCACAATAACGTCGGTTATAATCTAACATCAGATTAATGAACATTTCTTTTGGCATCTGTCTATATTCAGGTTTCGATAAGAAATGTCCAATAACTGCTGTCATTGTGTTGTCGCGATTGCCCTCAGTAACTACTTGATACAAAATGTCAGCCACATTACTTTCTGGCGCTTTTTGTGTTTTTACTTTAGCAGTGATGTTTCGCAAATTTTTTATTTCTTCTGGTATTTCGGCATTAAATTCTGTCGGCTGAAATTCTTCGAGTAGATTATCTACATCCAATGGCGTATCTATTTTAGTCAAATCAATCTTAATTTCTTGTGTACCAGGAGTGGTTTTTGAATTAATATTTGGTGAGTCTTGCCGGATTAATTCAATCAACCATTTTGGAGCTTCCGCGCAGTCAATATCACGAAGACTTCTACCTTCTACCCATTCGTATCTTTTTCCAGATACATGAATAGAAGGAGGTAATACTGTTTGCTGTCCTTGACAAAGAATAGCACATTCTTGATGTATACCTTCACCGGTTTTTGTGAATTTTTTGGTAGGTATCCCTACAGGTATTCTGTATAAGAGGCGTCTACCGTTACCTGTAGTAAATTCCCATGTAGGTGGAAGATCACCTCCAGAAAGTTCTTGTAAGATTTTTTCGCCTTCTTCCCCATCGATATCAATACCACAAAAACCAGAATTACTTCCTAAAGGTAATCCGATATTGAATTTTTTGAATTGTGAAATCCATTCGTCTATATGCTCTTCACGTGTTTCAGTTCTTGTTTGCCATCCTGCTATTAGCGGAATTTTACCCGGACATTTACACATTTGTTTGTGTTTTGGTGTAACGTATTGATGATCATGAGAACATAATGGTATAATTGGTAATCCGAGTTTTGCATAATAGTAGGCTGAGGCTATGATCTGTTGATACATACATATACCTCCCTACTTTTCATTAAATTGCCATGTACATTCTTGCGGCTGTTTATCAGGATGTAGTCCTAAAAATTTTGGATGTCTAGGATATCCTGCTTCTGTTAATTCCATGTAACCGATACGTGCAACTTTGTTTAAGTATTTATGTGGGAATTCCGACATATCTTTTCGAAGTTCCTCATCCATACCTGAAGCAGTACAAATTTTTTGTAATTTACCATCAACATAAGCACTTAATTCAACAGCACCAATCCATCCGAAATAATAATACTTAGAAACTGGTATTACTAATCCAGTTTCGGGATCTTCCATCCAATACGGCCAACTATCAAAATCTGATCCTGTGTATTCTTTAGTAGGTGGTTGAAAACCCGTGATAATTAAATCAGCCTCGTCTTTTTGTTTAATTTTCATCCAAACCCACATTGGTCGTTTACCCATGATGTAAGTACTATCAAGTTTCTTTAAAATAATACCTTCACCGCCAGAAGCTAAAATTTGATCTTTAAAAAGTTCTTTGTTTTCAACCGTCATTTTTGTTAAATGAATAAATTCTTCGGCTGGGGTGTTACGTACATAATTGTCATAGAAATATTCAAGAATTTTACGGCGTACTTCATAGGGTTGATTTAATGTCCATGTACCTTTTGGGGTTCTAAGAATATCGAAGATAGTATAATGGATAAATCCGTATTCTTCTTGAAATTTTACCGCTGTACTAGGATCTGCTCCAGTAACTTTGGTACAAAATTGGCTTGTTTTTCCAATGTAGTTAATTTCACCATCCAATATAAGGTTTGGCATATTGAGTTTACGGAAAAAATCACGTAGATGGGGAAAATTATCCGTTTTTTCTACATGATCAGAACTAAAAAAGTATCCAGCTACTTGGATATAATGACAACCATCAATTTTTTCTTCTGCAGCATATTCAGGTGATTTAAGGATTTGGTTTAGTTTAGCCATATGCCTAATGTTATCTTCTTTTATTTTGTTGGGTTTCATTACTTGAATGCCTGAGACTAATTGAATGACCTTACTTTTGTCGATCGTTTGCAATACGTTCACCTTCTTTCTCTTTAATAGCATCAATGTACAAATAGGCGGCATTTATAATTGCCTCCTGCATTTGTTCTTGTCTTTTAGCTGCTGCTTCTTTAAAAGCATAATATAATTCACTGGGAACAAGCGCACCTAGTGATTTAAGATTTTGTTGTTTCGTATTCATCAAATACACTCCTTTCTTAAGTATGTTTATTTTTGTTCATATTATTATAATATTCTAAAAATCTAGATTTTTAACTAGGTGATATTAAATAATTTTTGTTATGTCCTTTAATGTATTAAACAACTGTAATTATATATTTATTTCGCTAAAAGTCCATAAGAGAGAGGCGGGAGTTGGTGATGTGTGCTTCCGTCCCAATGTTGTGCCAAAGGGAAAAGTTCGTGTACAATATTCTAAGAAATTTTTTTAAATTTATTTTTTGTTGCCGGTTAAAAATAGCTTTCAAAAACATATTATATTAATATAACTTAAATTAATAAATAAGGAGGAGGTATTATTATGGAGGACAAAATTTTGATGGAAATGGAAGGCATGTTTGAAGGGATTCAAGAGGATGCGAAAACTGAAGAGGTTGAGGTGAAAAAATGGCTTAATTCTGAGGGAGTTGAAGTTTCTAGGAGTGAATTTATTCGGGAACAATTTGTGAAATTTAACAAGAGCCGGAAGGAAATTAGTGAGGAATTTGGTATTCCGTATCGGGTGGTTTACGGTGCAACGGTAAATATGACTAACAGCGCAGAAACTAGCCGGGGTAGAAGTGTAACGAATCCGAACATTCAAGTCACTGATGATAATAAGGTATTGATTAAAGACGGTGGTAAGTACTTTTTGAATGGTGAAGAAGTTGAAGAAGAACAACTTCTTGGCCTTGAGTTTAAAGAGGTTCCCAGAAATGAATGGATTCGTCAAGCCGCTGAATCTGGTATGAGTCGTGGCGAAATTGCCAAGATATTGCGTTTATCTTATGGTGTGGTTTATGGTATTACAAAAGATTTGAAAGGCAGCAGAAGTCGCCATGAAGTTACTTTAGAGGATGGCACTGTTGTTTCTCGTGCGGAATATATACGGATGAGAATTGAACAAGGTGCAACCAAATCTGATGTAGCAAAAGAGCTTGGTGTCGATTATTCGGTTGTTTGGCAAGCTCTTAAGCAACAAAGAACCGATGCTGAGAAGTTTGAAAAGGCGGTTGAAAATCTGGCTAAATTTAGTGATAAAGTTTCTGACCCTGAAGGATTTAATCGTGCAATCGAATATCTTAAATCTTTATCAATCGTTGACGCTGAGGAAGATTCTATGGAGTAACATTAAAAAAGGTATTAATTGGATACCGGGTAGGAGAGTCCTACTCGGTTCCTTTTATTCTTATGTGGAGACATTTATTTTTCATTGTTATTAGAGGGAGGGAAATTTATAATGGAGTTAAACGAAATACAACAATTAATGTTACAAAGAATTGAAGAGGCTGGTTTAAAGTTCAATGATGAACAGAAACAGAAATATCTTGAAATGCCTGATGTGTTAGAACATAAACCAAATGAACCTATTCCAGTTGGGTATAAACAATGTGGTCATTGTAAGAAGGTTAAGAAATTTTATCTGTTCAATAGGAATAGTAGTTCTAAGACTAATACAACTGGGAATTGTAAAGAGTGTCAAAAAGAAGCTTCCAAGAAATCATACCAAAAAACCAAACAACGTAGAAATTATAAGGAGTATTATCATCGGAATAAGGAAAAAAAGCAAGCACATTCTCGAAAATACTATCAAGCCAATAAAGAGAAGCTTTTGGAAAAGCACAAGCAGTATCGTCGTACCAGTAAGGGGAAAGAAGTAATGCGGCGCGCACATGCCAAAAGGCGAGAAGTTATGCAAGAGAATAAGGGTATTCCTTACACACGAGAGATGGTTATCGAAAGAGACACTGTAGGTAAGTATCCTATTTGTTACTATTGCGAACAGCCAATTAAACAAACCTCTGGTGAGTATCTGCACATTGATCATGTAATTCCCATTTCGTTGGGTGGTTCTGATTGTTTTTCAAATGTCGCCTGTATGCATGCTGAATGTAACCTTAAGAAAAAGAAGGACGGAACTGATATTACAGCGCAAATGATCTCAAGGATTACACAATTGACGGAACAGTATATTGATGAGCATCCTGAATTTTTTGAAGATATTTAAAATTTCGCCGTCACTACCGTTTATTTTTTTAAATTTCTGTGTTATAATTAAATTAAAAAAGATCATCTGTTAATTGGATAAGGGAGGGGGATTCCTATGTAATATTTTACCTTATCGCATTTTAACGAAGGGGGACAATTTAAAAATTTAGTTATAAGGAGTGTGTTCTATGGGGGAAAAGTACTTACTTAATTCAGAGGAAATTCAACAAATCCAATATCGCACCAATCAGCTTTTTGAGCTGATAGCTTTTGATCCAAAGAATGAGCAGATTTATCGTAACGAAATTGTTGAAATTAATATACGGCTTGTTTCTCATGTTTTGAGTAAATATAGACCGTATGATGATGATATGTTTCAATTAGGCTGTCTGGGGTTAATTATTGCCTCGAAGATGTTTGATCCTTCTAAAGGTGTTCCTTTTGCAAATTTTGCATGTTTTTGTATTGAACGCGAACTCCATAAAGCTTTTAGAGAGCGCCAAGAGCGTGTTGAATATACTTATAACATGATTTCATTAGATGAAGATGTTATTCTAGGTAATGGTGATACAGTTTCGCGTCATGAGCAAATGCCTGATATTATGTCTGAAGAGGAATTTGAAAAGCTGTTATCGGATTTTGCTCTTGAAGAGTTGTTCGAAAAAATTATCAATCCAGCATTAGAGGAGATTGCTTGTAGCACTAAAGGACAAGAGACTGTTATTGATTTTGATAAATGGAAGCGATTAGAATTACAGTACATCATCGAAAAAGCCGAAATTGATTCACAGAAAGCGAGACTAAACTTTTCAAGTATGGCAAGACAGCTTGGTGTTTCGGTACAAAATATTCGAATGAGGCACAAAAGAGTTATCGAAGTTATTCGAAGGAAATGCATAGAATCAGGTTACTTAGTATAAAGGAGGATAACCATGACTTATGAAGAGGTTATTCAATTTATATACAAAGGGGATCTATCAAAGATCCCTAATATTTTACTCTGTCTTGACCCAGGAGAGACAACTGGATTTGCTGTCTTTAATCGTGAGAAGTTAGTAAGATTTGGTGAACTATCCGGAACAATAAAACATAACGATATTAACTCTGCTTTACTTACTAATTTTATTCATGAAATTCAACCAACACATATTGTTTGCGAAGATTACAGAATCTATTCACACAAGTTAAAAAGACATGCATATAGTAGAGTAATGACAATCAGGTTAATTGGGGCTATTGAATTTATTTGTCAGATGGAAAATATTCCGCTTACATTTCAAATGGCCGCTCAGGCAAAAGGTTTTGTTACAGATGAACGTCTTAAAAATTGGGGTTTTTGGTATCGAGGAGTTAAACATGCTCGTGATGCTATTAGGCATGGCCTTTATTTTATTATTGTGAATAATCAACTAAAGGGATGATGGATATCTATGAGTTTACCTGTAAACGTTAAAGAAGCGTTAAGACCATATCAGATTGAGGCTTATAACAAAATGATACAGAAAAATATGCTTGTGTATGATGATATGGGTTTAGGTAAAACATTAACAACACTTTCAGCCATATTTGACCAACAGGCATTTCCATTTCTTGTAGTTGGACCAGTGTTTAGTATGTATGTCTGGGAACAAGAAATTCAAAAATGGTTTAATGAACCGGTTTGTTTTTATTACGGAAAGCCGCAAGAAAGAGAAGAACAATGGCGTGATTTTATAAAGAATGGATACAAAATCCTCATAACCAATTATGCACTATTCCCTGAAGTCGCTATGCGCAGCGGCATCCGGATAAATTTTGGAAGAACTTCTTTAAACCCCACTGGTACGTTTCGCTGGGGAAGTACTATCTGGGATGAGGTTCACATGTCTGGATTATTTAACCATAAAACACAGATCTCAAAATTATGCCATCAATGGGTAAAGCAAGTACCTGTTAGGTATCTATTAACTGGAACACCATATCGAAAAGGTTGTATTGATTTTTATAATCCATTACATTTAATTGAACCGAAACAATTTCCTAGTTATTGGAAATTTGTTGAAAAATATTGTATTGTTATTCGAGATCGATTTGGCGTTAGTATTGAACGAAATCCGAGAGATGTTAAAGAATTTCGTGCAATGCTAAAACACCATATGATACGTAGACTAAAAACAGAAGTGCGTAATGATATACCTGGTAAAATACGTCAGCCTTTGTTCGTTACTATGAACCCAGATCAGCAAAAATTATACAATGAATTGGAACAAGAGATGATGGCTCTTATACCTAATACAAATGATATAATTTTAACGCCCAATCAATTGTCCTTATTGACTAGATTGAAGCAAGTACTTGCATGTCCGGAAGTTTTTGGAATGGATCGAAGTGCTGGATTAAAGATGATTCTTGAACATAGCCATAATAATTTAGATAATGGTGAGCCTGTAGTAGTATTTACACCATATAGTTCAGCAGTGCCTTATATTGTAAAAGCTTTTCGTGATGAATATCACAAACAAAACATAGAGGTATATCAAATTACGGGAGGATTATCTGCGCAAGAATTTGCAAATCAATGGAAAGGGTTTCAAAACAGTAAAAATCCATGTCGTGTACTTGTTTGTGTAATAAAGAGTGCTGCTTCCTTTCCAGCTACAGCAGCGCATACGGCATATTTTCTTGGTTATGAAGAGGATTTTACTTTGAATGAACAGGCAGAAGATAGATTGCATCGTGATGGACAAACAAAATTGGTAAATATTTATTACATTATGCATAAACATACGGTGGAGGAAGAAGTTGCTGCAAGATTAAATGATAAAAAAGTTTCAAGTATTTGGGTTATAGGAACTGATCAACAATATGCAAATTTATTGCGAAGCAAAAAAAAAAATTTAAGTTACCCCGTTAAAAATATGATTTTTTTCAATATTATATTAATATAGAGGATGAGAATTTCCTCTGAATCCTCACTACACACTCCTTATATATGGATCATAGCATGTTAGCTATGATCCTACTTTTTTACCTTTATATGGAGAGGGGGGAAAAGTTTTAAAATGGCTTATAGAAAGGAGGAGGAGGGTTTAAGTCAAAATCCGCGTAACATTAGACGTCGTGAAAAATATCATAGGTTAAAAAGAAAAGGATATTGTCCTAGATGCGCAAACCCCCCTAAAACAGAACGTACAACTATTTTATGTCGTGAGTGTCTGGACAAATTATGTTTTTATAAAAAAGGTAGGTGATTAAATTGTCGGAAAAGTTAATATTATCTGACCCTATTTATATTAGGACTTCTTCTCGGCGAGTGTTTCGTCGATGCTTACGAAAATGGGGATTTTTATCACCATTAAAAATGAACCTTGAACCAATAAAAAATGAGTTTTATAATTTGAATTTTTGGTTTGGTTCGGCTATACATTTTGCTTTAGAGGATTATTTTGGTTGGAATCGATTTGGTGATCCTCGAAAAGCCTTTATGGCTTATTATGATGCTTTTAAGGAGATTCCAATTGGGGCTGAAGATCTTTTTGAAACTGGCGTGGGAATGTTAGAATATTTTTTAGAGTGGTATGCAAGACATAATCAAAAGTATCAGTTTGAAACTTTATGGCTTGAAAAAGAAGGCCAGCGTGTCCCAATGGTCGAACAAGAATTTACTTTAGATCTAGGAATTATTGCAGTGCTTGATGCACATACTAGAGAAGTTTATGGATGTTATAATGATTTAAAAGAGTTCATAAGAGAGGAAAAGTTATTGGGTAGATCTTTGTATATTCTATGTAATGGACAGATAACTCGAGAAGTGATTCTTGTTCCTATATATTATCATGGGACATTAGATCGTGTGGTAGTTGATAAGGATGGTAATTGGTGGATTATGGACTATAAAACCGCAAAAAGCGCTGATACTAACAAATTAGATACAGATGATCAGATTAGTGCATATTTATGGGCAGCAGAACAATGGTTTCAACATCCTTTTAAGGGTTTTATTTATGTACAATTAACTAAAGAAACTCCCAAACCTCCTAGACGTTTAATTAATGGGAATTTATCAACTGATAAGTCGCAAAAAACTACTTATTCTTTATATCGCAAGGAAGTTATTAAAGATTATGGCGATGTTCGTAAAGCCCCTGCTAAAATTATCGAAACCCTTAATTATTTTGCTGAACAGGAAATGCCGGAGGGTGATAGATTTGTTAGATGGGATATGGTGCAAAGAACAACACCCCAAAAAATTGCAACATATAATCATATTATAGCTGAAGTAAAACACATGTTAAGTCCAAATTTATATTTGTATCCCAATCCAACACGTGATTGTATTTGGGATTGTGAATTTAGAGATGCTTGCATTGCTATGGATGCTGGCGATCAACCAACTTATGAGTTTATAATTTCAAGTAACTTTCAACCTAGAAATGGTTATGACGATACTAACCATGACGAATGGCGTAGTAAAATTAAATGGCCTGACGAACCAGTGGAGAAGATTGAGGTGAAACCAAGTGAATTTTTGGAATCAATTAGGTTCGACATTATTTTAGAAGATAAGGAGGTAAATAAAGATGACTAATATTCCTATTGCACAACCCGTTTTTATAATGAGACCTATTGAAGATCTTTATGATTATCAGAACATTGTGATTTATGGCGATTATGGTGATGGTAAGACGTATTTAGCAGCTACATCAGTTTTTGTTCCTGAAATGCATGACATTTTATACATCAGTCTTGAAGGCGGTGAAAAGACACTAAAAGAAATTCATAGACTGTGCTTACAACAAAATATTGACCCGAATTGTATTATGGTCGTACCAGTACAAACTTTCCAACAGTATTCATACATTTACGAATTTTTAAAGATTCATGTAGAAGCTCGTGATCGTGGTGATTTAAATACCTTAAGAAAGTTAGAGGCTCAAGTGCGTGGTTTCAGTAAAGAAGACATTAATGATGTTGAGAAGTTGCGCGAATTAATACCTCAACCTAGGCAATTCCGTACCGTCATTACAGATTCATTGACTGAGGCACAAAAATATTGTATGTATCAGATTCTTGGTATCGATCCTTTAAAACATCGAATTGATGCTGAGCCAGATCAAGCGCAGTTTCAGGATTGGGGTAAATCACGTGAAATGATTCAATTTTTAGTCAGAAGATTCCGTGATTTACCGGTACACTGTATTTTTATCTGTGGTCAAGATATTGAACAAGATGCACGAAAACAATTCCATTATGATTTAATGCTTCCCGGAAAACTTGCGAAGGATGTAAGAGGTCTTGTTGATACTGTGGGTTATTTACGAAAAATACCGCAAGAAGGTGGACAAGTAGTTCGCCGATTATTTTTAGAAGGAGGTTTCCATGGAGGCGCTTATATTGCAGCAAAGAATCGTTATGGTACTAAATTAAAGGGATTATGGATTGATAATCCTACGATGAAAGATTTGTATGAGCTTGGAAAAAGTTAAGCTAATCATTTAATTTTTAGACAGCTCGTTAAAAATGTAAAATTTTTCGATATTATAATAATATAAGCAGGTTAATAAAATACCTGTTCATATTATTGGCATTGCTATACTACTCCGCCAGTAGTATATTGCATGTGGGTGGGTGGTCGGGAAGATTGAATATTAATAGAAAGGATGTGTTATTATGGCGGAAACAATGTTTGATTTAACTGGAGGTAATGTGGTTAATGCAGCTCAAGACAAACAGGGTCTGGTCTTAAATTTGACTGATGTTGAAGACCAAACCTCTTTTGAGTTGCTACCGAAAGGAGTTTATCCAGCTGTCGTAGAAGAACTTGAGTTTGGTGAGTCTAGTAATGGCAATCCAATGATTACTGCGAAGTTTTGTATTACAGATCCACAGTATGAAAACAGATTTTTGTGGGATTATTGGGTTTTGGCTGGAAATGGCGCTGAATTTGGTTTGGCTAAATTGAAGAAGTTTTTAGTACGTGTTTGCCCTGAGGTTGACCTTAGTAATTTTAATCCGAAGGAATTTGTAGAAAGTGGAATTGCTTATGGTCGTGAATGCAGGTTGAAAGTAGCCATTCAAACCCAGAAAAAGGGTGAATATAAAGGCGAAAAGCGTAACGTAATTCGTGATATTTTTTCGGTCAATAGTGATGAAAACTTTCTAGGTGTGTAATCACTAACAGCGAGCGTTATTAGTTAACTTTAAAAAACGGCCGCTCCTAAGCCGCCGGGCCGAAACAATGCGGTGGTACCCTTGAGATGGGGGGTGGGGCAAAGGAGGATTGAATATGAAAATCATGAAAATTGAGAGGACTAAAAGAGGATTCCCCGCTATGTGGGAGCATGGTGGCGGCTGCACCAATACTGGTGCAGCTGTCATTATTGCTAATGGGGACGGGTCGCCAAAGAAACCCGTTTACGTTAGACGTCGGGGTTCTCTAGCATGTGCGCACCATGCGTTTTTTGTGGTGCATGAGGGCGACTTGGTAATCGAGGCCGATCACCATCGACATGATTTTAATATTCGGATCTGGCACATTGACCATATCCAAGAGGAAGAAGCCCATCTATCGTTGCTATACGAGTATAGTCGGGGCGAATGGAATATAGATCCCGAAGAAAATTTTATTGCGGCTATTGAAGCCGCTGTGGAAAAGGCTACTTGCTACCATTGCAGGGAGCCGCATTATATAGCCAAGGGGCTGGCAAAAGTATAGGAGAGCCGGAAGCCGATCCCGGCAAAACACTAAGAAGGAAGAATGAAAATGACAACAAGGAAAGAAGCTATCAGGAGATTGAAGGAAGTAGTCGACGAAATTTATAATAAATTGGAGGAAATGGAAAACCTCCTAAAGGAGGTAGCTGCAGAAGAACTCGGGCCTGAAGAGGCTTACTGGTTATCGCGTATTGACGAAGCCCTTTCAATTCTTTTGGAAGACGCATTAGGAGTCTTCGAACAAGAAGGGGAGGAAGAATAATCACTATGGCTCGCCGGAAGCCGATCCCGACAAGGAGGTTTAACAATGCTAGAAAAGAAACGTTTAGTGGTAATCATAAATGAAAACCATAAGCTCTTGCCTGAGCAAGAGCATATCTTGAAAGAAATGTTTCCTGGTTTAAAACCTGAATTCCTCTTTGCTCCAGCTACTGGCTGGACAAAAGAGGAAATGGATGAGATCGTTGCTTCGTTCAGAGAAGCAGCGATTGGACCTGAACGCTATCACAAGCAAGATGTTGTTTTCGTATCTCCTATTCCATACTTGCTACGGGAACTAACACGGGCTGAGATCGATGCATACCCAGAATGGTCTATTGACACGGGCATTTGGGTATCCGTTTTTCATAATGACCGTAGGGAGAAAAAAGAACTCCCTGATGGTCGAGTAATACAAGTTGTTGCTCAAAGTGGCTGGGAACTTTTATAAAACACCACTGGCCTACGTTAGGAAAAATGAACAGGGGAGAAGGATGTCTGCTATGACCGAACAACAACAAACTTCTGATCGGGAAAAGAAGATTGCGGAGATTCGGGAAGCGTTAGACAAGGCGACACCGGGTCCGTGGGAATGGGTTAATCCTAGTAGATATGCTCGTAAAGCGCTTGTTAGTAAACTTAACGAACACATACATTGTGAAATTATGAACTTCGGCGCTAGTACGCCATATTGCGAAGTCGCAGGACAAGAACCGGATGATGCCGATGCTTATCTAATCGCAAACGCTCCCGAATGGCTCCGTTTCCTGCTNGACGAACTGGAAAGNAGNTAAACNGTATGATAACCGTAAANGTAAAAGTAAAAATTAAGCACCTGAAACCTGGGGCTATTTTCAATGCCGGCCCCGTGACCGTTAAGGTTTTGGAGCATTTCTCAGACGGGAAAACATTAGTGATAACTGATGAGTGTATCGCTGACAGACCTTTCACCTGTCAGCCATTTAAGCCTAACAGGCCTGAAGGCTGGAAGGCGAATGACTGGAGGACAAGCACCCTTCGTGCTGATCTGAACCGTGACTTTTTGAATTGCTTCCGCGAGGCCGGTGGTCCGATCCTGCCGGAAAACATTATTCCGGTAGAGTGGGACCTTACCGACAGTGCCGGAAATAACGCTTACGGAAGTGTTACTGACAAAATCGGCCTGCTAACTGAAGCCATGTTCAGGAAGTACAGCGAACAGGGACTTCTTGACCTGGACGACTGGTGGTGGCTTATAACCCCGTACGCCGGCTATTCGAACTGCGCGCGGTATGTCGACACGGACGGCACGCTGTACAGCAACGGCGCGTACGACGGCGGCAGGGGCGTTCGGCCGGCTTTCTATGTGGAATCTGAAATCGAAGTCGAACTGGAATTTGAATGTGAAAATCTAGAATTGCTGGACGAACTAGAGAAGAGGAATGTCAATGTACTCAGAAGCAAAACTAGTTGCATACACGAAAGGGGTTAATGATGAAGGGTCTGGTGAGTTGCTTGCGGTGTGGAAAACCAATAGATGAGACAGAAGCAAAAATAATTGAAGAAGCAGGTGTCGATCCTTTTTGTAGTGAGTATTGTGAATTAGTTTATGGTGGGGTTCCATTACCCTATTCCCAAGGGGATGATTTTATCGTTGACACCATAAATGGGGATTATTTTAAGCGAAAAGGATATGTTGTTGAAAATGGAAGGTGGGTAAAACCAGTTTAGTGTGATTTTTCATGGGTGTAACAAATAAGAGGTGCAGTCTAATCACTTGCGCCTCTTATTTTTTAACTTTTGGTGGAGAAAATATATTGATAGGGAGGGTAATTATACCATGCCGAAAGATCTAATAAATGGAATTACTACCCAATATGGGAGGTTTTAAAAAGGAGGAACTAAAATGAGCAATTTATCAGTAACGAAAGTATTTCAATGGGAAATGGCACACATGTTAGCAGATTACGAGGGAGATTGTAAAAATCTTCATGGTCATTCTTATAAAATGGAAGTTACAGCTAGCCCTATTTTTGATGCATCGGTTGAAAAAATTTTATGTGAACAAAGAGGTATGATTGTTGACTTCAAGGAATTGAAGAAAATTGTCCAAGAATGTTTGATTGATAAATTAGATCATGCTTTTGTTTATTGGAAGGATTCACCTGATAACTGCGAACTTCAGATTGCTGAAGTTTTAAAGAACTTTAATCGTAAAGTAGTGGCTTTAGATTATATTCCCACAGCAGAAAACATGGCATTTAATTTTATTAGGCAATTAAACAATACATTGATTAATCAAAAAAGATCTATTCGTATTGTTCGATTAGTCTTGTGGGAAACTTCTACGAGTTATGCTGAAATTAATTTACCTACATCTGTTTAAGAAGGGAGAAATGTTATGTCGATAAAGTATCCCGTCAAAGAGATTTTTCAATCTGTTCAAGGCGAAGGTTTAATGGTAGGTCATTTTGTAACATTTATTCGTTTAGCTGGATGTAATCTTTCATGTGAATGGTGCGATACCAAAGAAGCATGGGATACAGACGATGTACAATATTTAGAGGCTGAAGAAATAGTGGATAAATTACAAACGAATATTGTTGTTATTACAGGAGGAGAGCCTTGTATTCATGATTTATCTGAATTGATATGGGTATTACGAAAAAGATCACATTATATTGCTATTGAAACCAATGGAACACGTCCCGTACCAAAGGGAGTTGATTGGATTACTTGTTCTCCAAAGCCACCTTTGTATAAAATTCATTTAGATTGTCGTCCTAATGAATTGAAATATGTCGTCGATAAAAATTTTTCTATTGAAGTACTTGATGTACCAAAGAGTGTATGTGCTATTTGGCTACAGCCAGAAAGCTCTGATATGGAAGAAAACGTGAAACGAATTTACCGTATTATAGAACATAGTAAATGTCAAAAGTATTCGCACCTTTTACGTATGGGGTTTCAACTTCACAAATTATTTGGATTTAAATAGGGGAGGGGTATCATATTGATAGTTATTGACCCCTGTATCTATGTATATTCATTCGATTCGGATGAAATAATGAGTCGTCTTGAATTGTTTGGTCGCGTATGTTATAAATCGGAAAATAAAATTACTAATGATAGTGCTAGACGATTTATTTCACGTTTAATAGCTTATGGACATGAATCAGTTTTAGAACATGCTTCTATAAGCGTTAAATTCATAATTGATCGTGGTGTTTCTCATGAACTCGTACGACATCGGGTAGGTTCTTACTCTCAAGAAAGTACAAGATATGTAAACTACGGACATGTGGGGGAAATTTATTTTATACGGCCATTTTTCTTTGAATCTCATGACGATGCATATCGTTTATGGGAGAAAGAAATGCGTAATGCAGAAGCCACTTATATGAATCTTCTTGAATTAGGAGTTACTCCGCAAGAAGCGCGAAGCGTATTACCTTCATCAACTAAAACAGAGATTGTTGCTACGTATAATTTGAGGGAATGGCGGCATTTCTTTAAATTACGAGCACAAAAAACAGCACATCCACAGATGCAGCAAGTAGCAATTCCGCTTTTATTATATTTCCAGGATAAATTACCGCAAATATTTGGTGATATTAGTTATAACAGTGATTTCGAATCTAAGTATTATGCCAAAATTATTGAAGTAAAGGAAGGGATTTATAAATGAACAAAAACTTATTACGTGAATTAAGTGAGCAACCCGAAATGCAAAAAAGGGCGTCTTTAGTATCATTACTTCTTGAATCCATCAATGAAGATCTAGAGCGTGAGGGTCTAATAGAGACTCCTTGGCGAGTAGCTAAAATGTATAACGAACTTTTTTGGGGATATAATGTTGATGCCGTTGAAGTTTTGAAAGAGGCAATTTTTTATGATGAAAATGTGACAGATTTGATTCTTGTAAAAGATATTCCAGTACACAGTATGTGTGAACATCATATTATGCCATTCTTTGGAAAAGCTCATGTTGCATATGTTCCGCAAGATGGTAGAGTTGTCGGTATTAGTAAAATTGCTCGGATAGTTGAAATCTTTAGCAGACGATTGCAGATTCAAGAACGTCTTGGTAAACAGATCTCTGATACAATTGAAAAAGTACTTAACCCCCGCGGAATTGCTGTAATCATTTCAGCAGAACACACATGTATGACAATGCGCGGCATTCAAAAACCTGGTACGCAAACCGTCACATCTTGCTTACGTGGTTCTTTTTTCATGGACGAAAAGGCCCGTAATGAACTTTTTAAACTAATTGAACTATAGGGGGGATTTTGATGGATTTTAAAACTTACCAAGAACGATCAACCAAAACGTTTAAAAGTCATAAGCCTTTAAACGAGCATCAGGCAAGAATTTTAGACTGGGCTTTAGGCCTTCAGGGTGAAGTAGGTGAAATAACAGAAATTGTAAAACACCATATTTTCCATGAAGAAGCGTTAGACAAAATGAAAGTTGCTAAAGAGATTGGCGATCTGCTGTGGTATATAAGTGCTTTAACTCATACTCTCGATATTCCTCTTGATGCGTGCGCTGTATTAAATCTTGCTAAATTAGAACATCGTCACGGCTCATCAGGTTATTCGCACCAGGGTAGTGCGTTACGCCATGAGAAAGAACAACAGTTTACAGACACACCTATTTATAAACAGTTAAAAGGAATCATCATTAATGGATCTTCAAATAAGGAGGTTTAAATGTGGTGAAATGTCCTAGAACGCATGTACCTTTACAAGATAGTGGGAAGCGAGAAGATTACGGCACAGGGGCTTGTAGAGAGCCAGCAACAGGAAAGGGGCGCTTTGATCTAATTTCCGCGCCGGCTTTAATGCGCTTAGCTAAACATTACGAAAATGGTGCAAGAAAATATACCGCTCGTAATTGGGAACAAGGAATACCTGTTTCTCGGTGCCTTGACAGTGCTTTACGTCATTTGGTCCAATATATGGACGGTGACAATAGTGAAGATCATTTAGCGGCTGCTGCATGGAATATCTTTGCTATTATGCATTTTGAAGAAAAATTACCCGAAATGGTTGATTTGCCATCACGGAAAGGGGAAATTAAATAATGACAAGATCTATTGTATTACTAAGTGGTGGATTGGACAGTACTACAGCATTAGCTGTAGAGGCTAGCATGCGTAAACCATCAGAAATTTTGGCACTAACTCTATTCTATGGACAAAAACACGACCGTGAGATTGAAAGTGCCAAGAAGGTAGCTGAATATTTTAATGTTCAGCATATGATTCGTGACTTGTCTGAAGTATTTTCCCTAGACAGAAAATGCTCGCTACTAAAGAGCAGCACGGCAGAAATTCCTAAAAGCACTTATCAAACCCAAATAAAAACCACTGGTACGCCACCCACATATGTACCTTTTAGAAATGGTGTTTTCCTTTCTTATGCAGCAGCTATTGCTTATAGTATCGGTGCTGAGGAAATTATATACGGAGCGCATAGTGATGATGCTGGAGCTGCATATCCTGATTGTTCTTTACCTTTTTTTAATTACATGAAAGAAGCTATTAAATATGGGACAGGAGAAAAAGTAGTTTTACATGCACCATTTATTTATTTTAAGAAAGCAGATATTGTACGTGTCGGGGTTGAATATAACGCACCATTCCATCTTACTTGGAGTTGTTATGAGGGGAAAGAAACGCCTTGTTTTAAATGTGCTACTTGTATTGATCGGTTGAAAGCTTTTGAAGCTAACGGTTTGGTAGATCCTTTGTTAAAGAATGCGGAGAGACTTTAAATAGTCTCCCGCATATTTTTCTATAAAGGAGGATAATTAATGAAGGTTGCTACTATTTTGCCTACTACATATCTTCATTTAATTGAAGATCGTAATTACCATATGGCTTTAGCTCATTTAATTGGAATAGACAAAGAATACACACAATTTTACAAAAATCAATCCAGTTTACCTGAAAAGTATGTCATTTTAGATAATGGTGTAATTGAAACTAAAAAGCCGATGCCCATTGAACAACTATGTGAAAGAGCACAATTGATTTCTGCTCATGAAATTGTACTTCCTGATGTATTTTGTGATAGTTTTTCTACTTTACAATTAGTAGAAAGAGCTATTCATTATGTTCAAGCGCGGCAATTGGATATTCGTTTAATGGCTGTAGCTCAAGGAGATACTTTAGAAGATTGGTTTAGTTGTGCTAAAGAGTTATTAAAAATGCCCATCGATACTTTGGGAATTCCTAAAGTATTAACTCATATTGCTGGAAGAGATGCACGTCTTTATGTGTTGAAGCAATTAAAAGATAGTTTGAGTAATGTTGATGTTCATTTATTAGGATGTTGGGAAAGTCCTATTGAAATTACATCAATTGCTCGAGCGGAATTAAATGAAGCAATAAATCCTGTTAGAGGTGTTGATAGTGCTATTGCTTATGTATATGCTCGTGAAGGTATGTTAATATCAGAAGGGCCTAGACCGTCTGGGGAAATTGATTTTAGTGCAAAAGATGCTGATGTTGAAATACTAAAGAAAAATATCCATATCTGGGAAGATTCTGCGATTATTTATCCTTCGAATGTGTATAGACTTTTTTAAGGAGGTTGCATATGCCTGCTTGTAGTTATTGTAATGATTGCCCTGGTAAGATATTTCCTCAAATTTCTGAACATTGGCCTGTTGAGCCAAAACCAATTATGGTGATTGGTGAAACCTTGACACCAATGGAAATAAAGAAAGGGCAACGAATGACTGGTACCGCTGTGGAAATTTTAAAACAAACAATGTTAAAAGTTGGATTACCAACAGGATCTGATGTTGTTCATTATACAGTCGCAACTGCCTGTGCTGTACCTAAGAAAAAGGGTAAACTAATTCCTAAGGAAATTTTATTACATTGTCGCAAACGTCTTTTATGGGAAATTGAACAAGTTAAGCCACGTATTATTTTGACATTAGGTAAAATTCCATTCATGGCATTAACAGCTAACTTCAACATTAAAATTACTGAAGAATATGCCAGACCTCGAAAATATGATTATTGTGGCGATGCTACAATTATACCGATTATGCATCCTGCAACGATTATTCGCGCACCAGGGGATTATAAGCCTTTTTTATCTTCAATGTACTTAGTGGCTTCTTTATTCAAGGGAGGAGATGCATACGATATAGGTGAAACTAAATGGATGGTATTGCGGACGGAAGAGGAATGTGATAAGGCAATTAAATTTTTGCACAATTTTGAGCGAGTAAATGCTGATATGGAAACAACGTCATTAGATTATCGTGAAGCAGAATTTTTAGTAATGGGTATATGTTTTGCGAAAAATAAAGTGCTTATTATACCGCGCGAGATGCGTCATCGTGTGAAAGATTTTTTTGCTATTCCCGGATTACGGTGGACTTGGCATCATGGTAAGTATGACAAAAAAGTTATGTGGCGTCGAGGAATAGCAGATTTACCACTTCATAATGATACAATCTATATGCATTACGTCCTTGATGAAACCTCTGCACATGACTTAGAATTCTTGGCAAAAACTTTCTTACAGGCAGAACCTTATAAGTATAAGATGAATCAAAATTGGAAAAATGTGACATTGGCAACATACCCACAATATTTTGATGCACTTTGTGAGCGTGTTGCTGTTGACTGTGATTATGGTTATCAACTTGAAACGAAGTTATTGGAAGAGTTGTCTAAGCCAGAAAATGCTGGTTTGAAGCAATTATATGAAAAACTTATTATGCCTGCTGCCAATTTTTTATCACGTGTTGAGCAAAATGGTATATTAACAGACGAGGATTATCTGAATCATATGAATGTCCTGTACGATGAAAAATTGGCACATATTTTAAGTGAGATACAAGAAGAAGCGGATAAATATTGGGATCCTGAATTATACAAACAGGAAACAGGAGCTAAAACAGCTTCCGAAAGATTTAATCCAGGTAGTCCGCAACAAATGGCTTGGATGGTTTTTGATAGGCTAAAATTAAAGCCTAGAATTAAAAAGGGGCGTAGTACAGACAAGGACGTGTTAAATTCTATTGAAGATGATATTCCCCTTATTAAAAAAGTTTTAGAATATCGCAAAGTGGCAAAAGAAAAAGCAACTTATATTGAGGGTAATTTAAAACATCGGGATATTGATGGAAGAGTTCGTACTACTTTTAGTTTGCATGTAACTGCTACTGGTCGTTTATCCAGTAAAGAACCAAATGTACAAAATATTTCAGATGCAAATAGTGTAGGTAATATTCGTAGAGCATTTATTCCTGCTGAAGGATATATTTTGGCTGAAATTGATTACTCTGGAGCAGAATTACGCTGGTTAGCTTTTTTGAGTGGTTGTCCTGTATTAAAAGAAGTTTTTATACAAGGACGTAATCTTCATCATGAGACTGCTGTAGCATTATATGGAGAACATTATACTAAAGCACAGAAACTACGAGCTAAGGCAGTAAATTTCGGTATACCATATGGTCGTGATTATGCGTCATTTATGGATGAATTTAATATTTCAAAAGAAGAAGCCATAGATATGATAAAAGGATGGCTAGATAAATATCATGGAGCACGTGATTATCTGCAATGGTGTGCCGATCAAGTTGTAGCAGGAAAATATCTTGAAACAGTATGGCATAGACGTAGAAGATTTGGTCTTGTAACAAAAGAAAATCTTCGTACACTACAAAATGAAGCAAAAAATTTCCCTATTCAAAGTTCATCGTCGGATTTGTTATTATGGAGTGTTATGCAAGCAGAACCTTTATGTGCTCAACTAGGTGTTCGGATTATTAATCTTATCCATGATTCTGTGTTGTTAGAAATCCCCGCAAATAAAGATACGGTTATGAAAGCAACAAAACTCGTATCAGATCTTATGATTGAAGCGCCTATCAAATTATTTAACTGTGATGTCCCTTTTAAAACGGATATTGAAATTGGCGCGGATTGGGGTAATTTAAAACCTTTTAACTGTGATAATGGAACTGTTAATATTGGTGATGAGGATAATGAACAATGGGTTGATTTTGATATGTGGTTGAAAGAGTATTATCATTGGGATATTTATAAATCAGACTGGTATAAAAATTTGGGTAGTGTACCACGTACCAGTGGGATTAGTTTATATTAATGAAAAGAATTAAGGAAGGACCTAAATTTTTATACTGAGGTGATGGACATGCTTGACAGTAAAAAATTGGTTGAGGATTATTTACAAAGAAGGGATTGGAGAGTACAAGAAAATTCAAATGCGCCATTTAGTTTTGGCGCACTAAATAAGCGTTTAGTACATGCAGTATCTGAAGATTACTGGTTAAATGAAGTATATACACCAGAAATAGTAGAAGCTTATCGTGCTGGATTTTTCCATATCCATGATCTTGGTGGTTTGACACTTTATTGTTGTGGATATAGCCTATCAAAAATAATTTCAATGGGTGTCCGCGGCGTTCCTAATATTCCGGTGTCTAAACCCGCGAAACATTTTATGTCTATCTTGAATCAGATTAGCAATCTGATCACCATATTTCAAAATGAAATTATGGGTGCTGTGGCGTTTAGTTCTTTTGATACACTGTTAGCTCCTTTTATTAGAAAAGATAATCTTGAATATGAGGAAGTTAAACAACACTTACAGAACTTCATCTTTTCTATAAATTCAAATAGTCGTGCAGGAGCTGAACCAGCATTTAGTAATATTACATTTGACATTACTCCTCCAAAAGATTTAGCTGAGATGCCTGCAATGATAGCTAATCAGATTCAACCGTTTAAGTATGGTGAGTTACAGGAAGAAATGAATCTGATTAATCGTGCTTTTGTTGAGTTAATGTTGGAGGGAGACGCTGAAGGTAGACCTTTTGCTTATCCTATTCCAACATATAATATTCATGATAGATTTGATTGGGACAATCCTGTTCTTGAAGGTGTATGGACTCTTGCAGGTAAATATGGATCACCCTATTTTGCTAACTTCATTAATAGTGATCTAGATGTGACAGACGTCAGATCCATGTGTTGTCGATTGCGGCTGGATCTTCGGGAACTGAGAAAAAAGACTGGCGGGTTATTTGGATCCGACGATAACACTGGTTCGATTGGTGTTGTTACAATTAATTTACCTCGCATAGCATATTTATCTCATGACAAAAATGACTTCTTTATCTTCCTCCGACATTACATGGATCTGGCGAAAGATTCTTTAGAAATCAAACGGGCATTCTTAGAAGAAGAAATTCTTTCCAGGAATGCTTTGCCGGCGTTTATGGAGTATGTTGGTACTTTAAACAATCATTTTAGCACTATAGGTCTTATAGGTATGAACGAGATGTGTTTAAATGCAAGATGGTTAGGAAAAGATATCACACATGAAGAAAGCTTAGAATTTTGTAAAGAAGTTTTAAACTTCATGAAAGAAGTTATTCTAGAATATCAAACAGAAACAGAACATCTTTATAACTTAGAAGCTACCCCAGCAGAAAGTGCTTGTTATAGTCTTGCAATGAAAGATGCACGTCAATATCCTAACATCATCACACAGGGTCATGGAGATCACCGATATTATACGAATAGTTGTCGGATTCCTGTACATTTGGTTGATAGTATAACTTCTGCCGCACGCATAGCAAATGAACTACAACCTTTATTTACAGGAGGCACAGCAGAACATTTTTATTTGGGAGCCCCAATCAGTGCTGCAAAAGCGAAATATCTAATACGGCACATTTTAGAGAATTATTCTATCCCTTATATTACATTGTCTCCTGTTAATGCTTTTTGTCCAGAACATGGTTTTCAAATTCCGCCAAAACAAGTACACATGAAAGAAGCTCAATGCCCAATTTGTGGAAAAGATATGGATCTTTATCAACGCATCACTGGTTATATTAGAAAGGTAAAAAATTTTAATAAAGGAAAGATCCAGGAATTTGAAGATAGGGCACAGTTATTTTTATAGGAGGTCATATTTATGCTGATTAGGCATAAAGGGCTTGAGTTAGATGTTGTTACAGATGCACCTTTTGTAGGTGCTCGTATTGCAGCAATTAATTGCTCTAAAAATTGTCCGGGATGTTTTAATCAACACCTTTTATATGAGCCAACAATAATTACACCGGCTCAAGATATTATAGAACAGATTCAAAGTTCTATGAGTACGGGAATTATTTTTGGTGGTTTAGAATGGACAGAGCAACCCGAAGAATTATGTGAATTAACTCTACTTGCTTTAGATCATAATTTAGAGGTAATGATTTATACACATATGGACTTACAAGAATTTCTAGAAAAATTCCCCATTTTAAGTGGTTTAAATATTTATCTTAAATGTGGGGAATATAGAAAAGATTCACCGCCATATGTGGATGAACGTTATATGATAAACTTAGCTAGTAGTAACCAAAAAATTTATTGGCTAGGAAATTAAGAAATCCCCAGGTAATCTGGGGATTTTTTTTTTCTCAAAAAATATAGCCTTAAACGGAACAACCCAGGTGGCG